CTGCGGCTGTCACGGGTATTTTTAACGGCGCGGGAAACTCGCGGATGTCAATGCTTGTTAACGGCATCGGGTTTACGTTGAACATGATACTTGACCCGCTGCTCATCTTTACTGCAGGTTGGGGCATTCATGGCGCGGCGGTTGCATCGGTGATTTCGCAGTCATCGATGGCTTGCCTGGCGATTATTGCGCTGTTGAAAAGTAAAAACAGACCATTTGAAAGAATAAAGCTTTTGGTTCGACCCTGTATAGACGCAATAAAGCAGATATTCAAATGGGTTACACCTGTTTCATTGGAGAGCTTCTTATTTACTGTTCTTACGATGATGCTGACACCGCTTGTAGCCGAGTATGGTGCAGGAGCACTTGCGACAGTACGTGTAGGTTCACAGATTGAGAGTTTGACATGGTTGATTGCCGGGGGATATGCTGCTGCGTTAACAGCTTTTACGGGACAGAATTTTGGAGCGGGTAAATGGACGAGGATAAATAAGGGCTTTCGTATATCAACTGCTTTGATGACGTTTTGGGGGCTCCTTGTCGCTATTTTATTATTTTTCGGAGGCGGGACGCTATACGAGATATTTGTTCCGAACGAACCGGCTGTTATCGCTATGGGCGTACTTTATCTGCAAATTTTAGCATTTGTACAAATCCCGGCGTGCCTTGAAGGTGTCGCCGCAGGGATATTCAGAGGAATGGGAAAAACCGTACCGCCTTCCATCTCGAGTATTACGTCAAATATATTACGCGTAGTTTTAGCTTACTTAGCAGTACATTTTACAGACTTAGGACTGACCGGAATATGGCTCGCAGTAGCACTAAGCGCCGCACTGCGCGGGATATGGATATTAATTTGGTATCTGGTACATTCAAGAGGTCTGCCGAAAGCAGATGAAACAGGAAGCCTTAAAAACGCTTGAAATATATGCTGACATGAACTATAATAACAAACGGTGGAAAACCCGCCAACAGCAAAAGTAACATATGCCGGTGTGATGGAATGGTAGACGTGCTCGACTCAAAATCGAGTCCCAACAGGGGTGTCGGTTCGACTCCGACCACCGGTACCACGAATAAAGCAAGAACAAGCTAAAAAATAATTGTTAATTATTTATGAACTTGATCTTGCTTTTAAATTTATTCATTCAGCGATTTATGCAATCGGATTACTTCGATCCGATTATCAGGATGAACAATGACCTTCTCAACAAAGGAAACAACAAGGTCTTTAGTAAGTTCGCTTTCATTGATTGCATTTTCTGCAAGACCCCGAAGTTTTCTATATGAGGATTGTGTCGCAATATCTTTTGAGATTGCTGCACCGATTTGTTTTACTTTTAGAAGTTCAGTATCAAGTACGGCTTTTGATTCTTTATACTCCCCAGCATTAATTTGTCCGAGGACGTAGCTTTCATACAGAGCTAGTCTGGCTTTTTCCACTTTTATAATGGAATCCATATTTCCAGTTTTATTATAATCCTGATGCAAGTGTTCATCTGCTCTGGAAATAAGCTCGCGAGATTGTTCTTGTATTTCAGTAAGAACGACTTGCTCCAACCTTCCGGCATTGATACTGAACATACTGCAAGCCACATCCTGTGCAGACCGGGCAAAGGTACATTGGAATATAGGATTTCTTGTACTGCTCAGTTGCATTTTGTGACCGCAATAACCACATATGACCATGCTCTTTAAATGACTATTAATGTTAATATATCTTTCGCTTGTTCCAACTTTACGCTTTGCACTCGATTGGCTACGTTTAGATAGTTGCTTCTGTGCAGTTTCAAACACATTATTACTGATTATTGCAGGATGATGATTTGGGATAATAATCCATTCAGATTTATCAACCGCTACACTTACACCGCTCCCAACTTCAACATTCCTTGTTTTACCTGTTATATATGTCCCAATGTACTGTTCGTCAGAAAGAATAGAATGTATAGTTGAATCATTCCAAATGCATGATAACTGACTTTCTTTATCTTTTAGTTTAAGACGCTTGTACTCACTTGGAGTCAGGTGTTTTTCTTCATATAGCCGGGTACTAATACTTCTGATGTTTTGACCTTTGCTTGCCATGTCATATATCAAACGTACCGTATCAGCAGCAGTTTCGTCGATCTCTAAACGATCTACACTCTTCTTATAACCAAACACGCAGTTTTTACTTATATATTCCCCACGTAATGCCTTTGCACGTTTAGCTGTTTTGATTTTGCGGGATAAGTCCTTACTATAATATTCATGCAGTAAAAATTTCAATGCTATTTCCATACCACCGGTATCGCCATCATGATTAACAGAGTCGAAATAGTCAGCGATTGATATAAAGCGTATCTGGTATAACGGAAACACTCTTTCAATATAGTAGCCGGTATCAATCATTGATCTACCGAACCGAGAAATATCTTTGACAATAATGCAGTTAACCTGTCCCTGACGGACGTGTTCCAATAACTCCTGAACAGCCGGACGTTCAAAGTTCATTCCACTATGACCGTTATCAATGAACTCTAAAACCTTAATATTATTAATATCCATTTCAGCAATGTGCTTGTCGATGATAAGACTTTGGTTTTCAACGCTCATACTATCACTTTTTGCATCTTCTATTGAAAGCCGTATATACTTGGCAATCGTAAACTCACTATACATTATGCTACCTCCGAAAACTCGTCTTTGAACATGAATGAAACCTCAAAGCTTTTATCAGGGCTTACAACTATTTTATTAATAAACTTGTTAATGATTTCCGATGTTAATTTATTATTCTTTACCGCAGCCGAAACAGCTTCAGTTAGATCCTGATATTCAGAAACAAGTGATTTCAACTCGTACTTTCGATTACGAATTTCATCAGCTCTTATTGAAAGTGCTTTAATTTTACATTCATAATCGCTTTTTAATTGAATATATTCGTTTCTATCAATCACTCCACTTACCATATTTTCGTATAAACTGCGCTGAAAACGACCATTTTTATCCAAAGACTTATTAATTTCAATAAGCTCGGTATCAATGTTTTTTGATGATTCAGCTTCATGCTCGATGCTGATATATTTGCCAAGAAGAACTTCAGCCAGTTTGTTCAATGTTGTCAAAACCTCAGTCTTTAAATCGCTTTCCCTGACTGAAACTATTGTGCAGATATCTTTACCGTATTTTTGTTGTGATTCGCATCGATACCAAAATGTCACACCATCTTTATTGCTTTTACGCCTCATTAGATATCCACATTTGCCACAAATAACCTTACCTACAAAAATATTCTCTGTTGACTTAGGTTTACTTTTAAATGTTTTAGTTTCGTCGCTTTTTTCCTTTAAAAGTTTTTGTACACGACTAAATAAAATAGGGTCAATGATTGCTTCATGTGTATTCGGTACGCAAACCCACTCAGCCGGATCAATTGCTATTTCTTTATTATTAACAGTACGGTATTTGCCTTGAACCATATCACCAACATAAACTCTCTCGGTGAGAATTGCTTTAATTGTACTGGGTTTCCAAAAAATCGCTCCACCAGGATTTTTACTGTTTAAATACCCCATAACATAATTACGATGACTCGGAGATGGAACTCCCGCAGCGCTCAAACGCCGAGCGATTTCATATTTACTGATACCCTCATTTGCCCAAGCATATATTTGTTGTATTATGGGTGTTATTTCTTCGTCGGGAAGTAATAAATGACAATCATCAGGAGATTTTTTATATCCGTAAGGTGCGACTCTGCCTACATAGCGTCCGTCAACAATGTGCTGACGATGAACAGCGCGACGTTTGCGCCCGATGTCAAGAGCATAGGCTTCACTGATGATGTTCTTTAACGGGAGTAGTATACCGCTGACATCTTCCAAACTGTCATATGAATCCGTGACTGCTACAAAACGAGTTCCGAACATCGGCAGGTGTTTTTCAAGATAATAACCTGCGTCTATAGCGTTTCTACCAAAACGGGTCAAGTCTTTTACTATAATGCAGTTAATTTTACCGCTCTCGACATCAGCTAACATACGCTGAAACCCCGGACGCTCAAAGTTTGTTCCTGTTTTATGGTTATCTGAATAAATTTCCGTCAACTCGATATCCGGAGAAGCAGCAGTATAGTTTTCAATAATATTGCGCTGTGTTTCCAACGAGTCCCCACGTTTTTTACTATCATTGCGGGATAACCTTACATATCCTCCGGCACGATATGAAGTCAGATCAATTTCCGGATGATCCACTATTTCATCTATATCATACAGATGCTTTCTACTTTTTCGTGCCATTTAAGCTGCCTCCTCACTGATAATTGAATGAGCCTTATCGAAATCAGCCTGGTAATTGAAGGTGATATGAAGCTCTTTTTTGTTTACAACACGGATACTTTTAATCAAGTTCACAACAGCACGGCGATCAAGATCTGTAAGACTCTCAAAGTTTTTAAATTGCTCAATCCACCGTAACCGTTCACACTTCCCGGTAAGAGCATCCTCGTTTTGTTGCTGCAATAAACTAATTGCATCACGTATCCGTGCTTCATCAGTATTATATTGCGCTTTGAACGAAGCATATTCGTTTTTGGTTATCATACCTGTTACCATGCTTTCATAAAGGGTTGCACGGAAACCGGTAAGTTCAGCGAGTTTATTTTCATTTTCTGTAATTTGCATAAGATACTGTCTGGATAAAGCATTTAATGCTTGTTGTTTGTCGCTCCCAGCCATTATTGTATCAATGGAAATGACATTGATTATCTGTGCTTTTACACATTTAAGTACATGTTCATGGAGAACATCTTCTTTTAACATTGTTGCCTTTTCGCAACCGCGCTTCTTAGTAGTCGGGCAGTAATAATAATGATACTTTTCACCTTTATATGGGACTGCTTTTCGTGTCATCCTCGCACCGCAGCTCCCACATATAAGGATTCCGGAAAACAGGTATACGCTATTTCCTCCGGGAGTGGAGCGTGTATCAAGCCGTGAAATCCTTCGGGCAAGAACAAAGTCCTGCCTGCTGATGATGGCATCATGAGTGTTTTCAACTCGTTTCCATTCATTTTTCGGTTTATCAACCAAATCCTTTATTTTATAATTATATGTACCTTGCCGTCCTTGAACGAGAGTGCCTGTGTATGTTTCATCATTTATGATTCTTAGAATTGTGTTCGGGGACCACTTCGCACCCTCAATATCGCCATAACCACCTTTTGGGTGCGGTAGTCCTCTGTCTTTTTTATATTCTAAAGGAGACAGGACACCAAGATTGTTCAGGGATTCAGAAATTTTTAATGCGCTCAATCCTTCGATTTTCATACGGAAAATATCACGCACCACACTTGCGGGATATTCATCGATCACAAGTAGATTGTTATTATCATCAGACTTCCTGTAACCATAGACCGGACAGGCACCGACATAATCACCGTTTTCGCGTTTAACATTCAGCGCAGAACGAGTTTTTACTGATATATCGCGACAGTAGGCATC